TCAATACTGTCAGGATGATTCCTCAACGGCGTATTGGATCGGAACCAATCTGTCCATAAGGTATCCGGCGTTCGAGGAAAGAGTCAGCCGACTCACCCGCAAGTTTGCCAAGAACGGGATCGGTTATTCCCCGGCAAACTCCAAGCTCGGTCAGGAAGTTTTGCAGATCGAGCTAGATAAGTTGTGCCACAAGATGCCATGGGACGGGCCGAGTCTTTCGCTCAAAGAATTTGGCAAATGGTGTGCCGAGAACGGCGTGGAGAAACCGGAGACCACCAACGCCAAGGATGCCCGGCATCGGGAGTGGGCAAGTCGCAACCCGGAAGGAGCCGTCGTGACTTCTCGGATGAGCTTGATCCGAAAGCTTCGTAAGATGATTGCCACTCTGAAATCTCTTGACCTCCGAATCAGACCGGACGGTAGGATATCGACACCGCTAAATTATTGGGGTGCCCATACCGGGAGATTCTCCGGGACCCAAGGTGTAAACTTCCAAGGCTTGGCGAAGAAGGAATTGATGGGAGTCAATGTCATGGGATTTTTTATTCCCGCAAAGGACCATGTCTTCATACAATTCGACTTCGCAAACATCGAGCCCCGTATATTACTTTGTATGGTGGGGGATGACGAGACGCTTGAACTGATCCGATCGGGCCAAGATATCTACGAGGCTCACGCCAGAATGAGCGGTCTGTATTCCGGCGAGGAGGCCCTAAGTACCGCCGACCCAGAGCTTCGCCAAGTTTGCAAGGCTCGAGTCCTCGGTCTTGGCTACGGGTGCGGGGCCAAAGCGTTTAAGGATGTGGCTTCTAACCTGACCGGGGGGAAGCTCAATCTTACGGATGCTCAAGCCCAACAAGTCGTGAGAGATTACCGCAAACAAAACCCCAAGATCGTAGAATATTGGAACCGACTCGAGACCAAAGCTCGGGAGTGTACCGGGTACCGCCGATTCGAGTTACCCTCTGGCCGGGACCTACGCTTCAATGTCATTGAACAGGACCCGCTGACCGTAGAATATGTGCGGGGCAAGCAGAAGGAAAGAACTTGGGGGTCCAAGCTTTGCGAGAATATGATCCAAGCAATCGCCAGAGATGTGCTTGCCGATGCCCTCGTCCATCTTGACGAGATGGGAATGAAGGTCCTCCTCCATGTCCATGACTCGGTTGTGATCGAGGTCCACCGGGACGACGCTCAAGACGCTATGGCAAGGATTAAAGAGGGGATGACGAGGTCACCAAATTGGCTCCCTAATCTTCCATTGGAAATTGATATAAGGAGGAATGCAAATGGACTATGAGAAAGGAAAAGATTACCTCCGAAAGTCCGTCGAGTATGTGGCAAAAGAATTTATTCCGATTGATGACCAAGACCCGGAGTTTTCTATCGCCCAAATGCTTGACGAAATTATTGAGGAGCGGGATGACGGCATCACCTTTGAGCCGGACGAAAAACTTATCGATGAAGTAAACGAGGACGAGGATAATGATCAAAGCGATTAACCCGTTCACCACTCTTACAGTCCAACCAAACGATTCCTTACACCGAACCATCAGCCGAGCCGTCTATCGTCTTTGCGAGTTGACCGGGGATGATGAGTGGATCGTTCGCAAGATCAAACCGCTTGCCGAGTTGAACTTGAAGAGACCCTTGCAACCCCGGGAGGTTGAGAACCTAGTCAAGATGCACCGGGAAAGACAGGAGAATCCCTGTCAGATATCGAACAGGCCCCGGCCCGTCAAGAATCCGGCCTTCACCAAGACCATCGCATCCAAAGCAAACCTCGAGGCTCTCCGGAGACACTCCGGGCTCATCCCCAAGACGGGCAACGAGGCTCTGGCTAGGCTCTACGCCCCGACGGATTGGTTATTCATTGGCTCGCAGATGTGGGATGTTCGAGCCCGGGAGGTGGCCGAATGGACGGAGCTTGATTTGTCAAGATGCTCGATGATCATGCCGAATCCGTTCGAGCCGGAGCCCCCGGCAAGGAAGAAAGAGTTTGTCCGGGAAAGATTATTTATGATCTATGAATCGGACGAGCCATGGATGACCCATGATATGCAAGCCGGAGTGATCATGCATCTCCGCAAGCTCATGCCGTTGAGGATGGTGGTCTCCTCCGGGAACTCCTCCCTTCATGCGTGGTTCGATGTGTCAACCTCGAGCCCCTCAACCATTGAAGAGTTCGAGGATACCTGTCTTCTCTTGTCAGGTGACCCGGCAACTACCGGGCTCAATCACTTGGTCAGACTACCGTGGGGGACGCACCAGAAAACCAACAACCGACAACAAGTAATCTATTTCAGATGATGGAAATTTACATGAACAAAGATAAGTGGCGGGACCTCATTGAAAAGTACCGCATAAACGCCGTTACCTCAACCTGTTACGGTACAAAGAAAACCGTACTGATTGGATTGGCCGGGCCCAAGGGTGTGGGCAAGACAACCTTTGCACATCTTATTGATGGCCAAGTGTTCAGCCTAGCCTCTCCAATTAAGAAGATGTTGGCGACGATCATTCCTCCCCTATATATCTATGAGGAGAAAGAGAAACCGATTCCCGGATGGCCGGACGGTATCACCGGGAGGTATCTCCTCCAACGGGTGGGGACCGAATGCTTCCGGGAGATGTGGCCCGAGGTTTGGGTAACCCATTTGCTCAACGAGATTGAAAAGGTGGAGGGGCTTTGCGTCATCGATGATGTGAGGTTTGAGAACGAAGCTCGAGCGATCCGAAAGAAGGGCGGGAGTATCTGGAGATTGCACCGCCGGGGTGTAAATCCTTTGGATGATCATATCAGCGAGGCGGGTTTGCCGGATGAGTTGGTGGACCGGGAGATCAGTTTGAATGCCCAAGTATAATTCCCGGAAGGGCCCGGAATATGACCGAGCTAAAGAACTGTCAGCCCTTACCGGATACAACTTCCAAGCTTGTTACGAATGGGTGACGGGCAAAGCTGATCCGTTCAGCGAAAACTCAAGGGTTATGCGGGAGGTGAACGATCTTCACTTGTCGGCGTTGGCTTGCACCAACGACAAGCCCATGAGCTTTGACGAGATTGCCCGGCGATCCGGGATGACCAAGCAACGAGTGGCCCAGATATACAACAAAGCCATCCAGAAATTAAAGAACCACGAAACGATTATAAAAATATCCAAAGAGAATGAGTGACAAATTACTTGACCCGTTCGTCGAGGCTCTTCGATCCGAAGACTTCAGCGACATACCCATGGACCTTGGTCCTCCAAGTCAAGGCTCGGCTAACGCAAATGCATTAGCGGAGCATGAGCCGGAAGAGGACCCGGTATCAATTAGTACCATCCCGGAGCCGGAATCGTTTGCCGAGTGGGGGGCTGATTCAAATGTAATCAAGGAGCCCGATGCAATTATATCCGGCCTCCTCCCGGCACAAGGCAAGATGATCCTTGGCGGGGGGTCCAAGAGTTATAAGACTTGGCAACTCATCGACCTTGCCCTGTCAGTAGCTCACGGGGTCCCATGGATGGGGCTCGAGACCGTACGCAATTCCGTACTTTACATCGACCTCGAGTTCATCCCCGCCTTCTTCAAGAAAAGGATGAGGGGAGTGGCCCAACAGAAAGGACTAGGGCCCACTCCTAACTTGGATGTGTGGCATCTCCGGGGGATCGAATATAATCCAACCGTCCTCCTCCAAGTCATGCAAACTTGGGACAAAAAGTATGGCATGGTGATCATCGACCCGTTCTACAAAATGAATCCGGGAGGGGATGAGAACGCCAACGGGGAGGTGACCGATTTGCTTCTCAAGATTGAGAGGTTTGCCGAAGAGTCAGCCGTGGTATTCGCTCACCACTTTGCTAAGGGTGACCTGACTAGCCGGGACCCGATTGATCGATGCTCTGGAGCGGGGGCCTTCGCCCGGGACCCGGATGTAATCGTATCATGCACCCGGCATGAAGTTGAGAGGGCCCTGACGATTGACTATTCCGTCAGGAACTACGCCCCGGTTCCTCCGGGTGTGGTCCGGTTCGATAAGGACAAGCTTTGCATGGTCCCCGAGCCCGAGCTTAACCCGGATAAACTCCACAAGCCCGGCGATCCATTCAAGACTTTGGAAGAAGCTTTGGATGAGGAGGCTACGGCCAACCAACCCAGAACCATCGAAGCGTTGGCGGGCTTGGCTGAAGAGGGCCGGAGATATCGACGGTTCCAACTCCAAAAGTTAGCGGAAGATAACGGTTGGACCCGGCACGAGTTTGATCAAGCCATGCTATCCTCATCCATGCAATTCGAGTACCTTACCGAAGGCCGGAACTCTTACTATGTGGTCAAATGAATAACTCATCAGTCATAAGAACTTGCTAGACGCAAGTTCTAATACAGTTCTGATGAATAGACAAGGTTCCGAAAGATAAAAAAAGAGGGGCGTTTAGCCCCCCTCTTTTTGTACCTATCTGTAGGAATTTATTTTTCTTGAAGGAACTCCTCCCGTAAGCGGTCAAGTACCTCTCCAAAACTTAGGTCCCATTTATCTTGTAGGTCCTCTATCCATTGACGGGTATCTTGCTTGACTAGGGTATTCAACGGGACCCTCAATAGTTTGGGGTCTATCTTTTTCCTTCCCGCTCGGTTCCGTTTTCCTCCTCTTGTTTTACTCATCGATATCACCTCCCCAATTGCAAAGGATGTAAGATATTAACGGGAGGAGAACGAAGTGGAATCCCATGATTATATATACTTGAATATCGTATGGGCTCATATCACTTCCCTCCTCTTTTTGTATGATACGAAGTGGTTCTGGGTATTGTAGTCATACTCGAGGCAGAACATTCCGGTGCCGTTGACGATATAGTCATGCATCGAATTGATGAGGGACCGCTTGGCCACCGGGTAAATCCATTTCAGTTCTGGCTCCTCATGTCCATATCGATTGGCATACATCCCATCGAACCATCCCGTTCTTTTCTTTGCATAGATTTCTTTACGGACCAGAGGCTTATCGTAATCGAAGTCGAGTATGCAGATTTTACCTCCTTCCAATACCGGGCTGTAAACAAAATCAAATCGTGTGAAAAACTTGGGGCCCGTCTCGATCTTGAGGGTATCGATCCTACGCATTAAGGCTTTGATTGATTCCTTGTTGAAGTGGCACTTGAGCCGAGTCTTCAACGGTTTGTCCGGCTTGGGTACGGGTTCGAGTTTTGTTTTCTTCCAATCCATTTTAGCGTTCCTCCTCGGTGTAACAAGTTTGAGTCTCGAGGGACAGTTCCCCGGAGCCAATGCAATGCTCCGAGCTTATGATCTCAACCGGGCAATCGGGCGGGGATTGATTAATGAGTTGCTCCCCGTCGATGCTCTCATCGACAAGGATATCGTGAGCCCAAGTCTCAACGGTCTCCTCAATGATATCCTCCTCGTCCTCGGGCACATCTAGATCGCATCGATAGGTTACCTCATAGAGCTTGGTGACGGTAACGAATACCTTCTTGAGTTGTTTAGGTTTGGTTAGTGTGGTCATGTTTGTGATCTCCTTATGGTTTTCATTATTAGTGTTAAGTGTTCCGGGGTAAACTCTCCCATGTCGGCCATGTCGATATCCTCGGCGAAGTTAAGAACGCCGGGGTGTAAATCCGGGGAACCGTCCTGATTCATTGGCCCGATCATCCGTTGCTTGGGGTAGAAAAAGCATCCGGCTTCCTCCATGGCAACCCGAGGGTCATCCATGGAGACAGGAGGAGGGTAGTTTTTTCTCCATTCCTTGGCCCGGCACTCGGCTTGGATTCGTTTCCGTACCTTCATGCAAAAGTCTGGATGCTTCGGGTCAAACCAATTCCTCCGGGCTTGTTGGGTACGCTCCCATAATTTTTGTAGCAGATTCATCTCTTATCCTTCTATCTTGCCGGACCTAGCCCGGGGAATTGTCATCCAATCATACTCATCCCTTGGCATTAGTTTGTAGCCTAGTTTATTGATCTCCCGCTCGGCCCAATCGACTAGCTGACAAAGGGCCGTTTCCAAAGTGGAGCCGGGCCTGATGTAGTAGTCCTTCAACCTCTCATAGAGGTAAGTGGTAGGGGTTGACTCCCTTTGCTTGCAGAACGCCCCGATGTAACGCCTCTTCCAATAATAGCGGTTAGACTTTTTAAGCTTTATCACTTGGTCCCTTTCAAGAACCTCGTATAAAAAATCGAAGTCGCCAAGGCTCCCGCCTTCATGGATGTAGATTTTCTTACTCATTCCCCTACCTCCTCAAGCTCGGCGTTCTCCTCCCGGTGCTTGGCATTACGGTTTAGCGTGTAGATCACAAACTCCCGGACGGCCACTAGGTCCTCGGCCTCCTCGTCGAGGTTATGCTTTCGGCCAAACTCGGATGCGTGGAGGAAGTCCACAAGCTGGTCATGGATTGGCTCCTCGTTGCGAAGCTTGGGGGTGCCTTCCCGGAGAATATTCCGCTCGTTGTAATATCTAATTTGTTCAGCCCGGTATTTTTCAAACCTCTCAATCTGTTGGTTCTTCATCGCAAGCTGACACTCGAGGTCCGCAATGCGTGAAACCATTTCCTTGTGGTTTACTCCACGCCACTCATCCCTCTCATCCATAAGGTTGTCGATGGTCCTCCCTTGTTTGTCCACCCGTTCCTTGAGTTCGGCGATAGTCTTATCCTTCTCCTCGATCAGGGCCTCAGTCTCACCGAACTGAACTTGTAAACTTGGGGTTGGTTTGAGACGCTCCTCGATGATCTCCTTGGCATCATCTAGTTTGATACCAAGGTCAATGATCTCCTCCCGGGCCATGGATTGCCCGTTGGTTGTCCCATTGAGAAGGGCCTCGACACTTATCTTGGCCACGGCTTCCCATGTTGGCGTTATAGCTACCCGGATGGATTGGCCTCCTCCGGCGTTGGTTTGATCTCCGTTATTTGTCATGATATTTGTATTAAATTAATCAATTTGTTTTGTCAATTATGTTTATTTTTTTGGGTCATAGAGGTTGGTGACTAGTGCCACATTGAGCCCGAGCCTCCGGCCAAGTTTGATGGCCCCCTCGAGATCGATGTGAGAGCTATACAAGCTCGACGAGACTGACTCCCATTCGTTTCGTACGGGGATTTTAGCGTAAGGCCCATAGCTCCCGTCCTGCACCTTAATTCCTCCGGCCTCCTCCAATCTATCTTCGGCCACTACGAGAGGCCCGTCATCGGTCTCATCCGGGTTGGTCCCGGAGTTGTCGTAGATAAAAGTTTGGCCCAATTTCATCGCAAGATGGCAATGATATCTCGAGCGGTGTAATGATGTGTATCCGTTGGTCATTTTGATCTCCTCCTTATTTGTTTAGACGGTTTGATATTCCCCAATAATCCATTTATGGGCCTTGGAAGCTTGGGCCGAAGCCGTTGCAATAAGCTTTTTGTCACTCTTTAGTTTCTTGCTCCAACCTTCGATGTAGGCCGACGAATTTTGATAGTCCGGCTCGAGCCCGGCCTGATTCATCAGGAAGCAAGCCCCGATCTCGGCCACTAGTTCCTCCCGGGAATAAACCGGGGAGCCAAACGCTACCGGGACCTTGTCAAGCCCCCGGTCAAGCCGGGTAGAGTGGCCCGTGGAATGGATAGCCTCGTGGAATACGGTGCCGTAATAGGCCCCGGCTGACTCGAATCTGGTCCTCTCCGGCATATGGATGGAATCAGTCCCGGGACGGTAGAACGCCCGGCCTCCTCCGTCGTGTTTGATCTCGGGAATGAGCCCGTTGGCCCGGGATTCGGTCAAAAGGTCCTCGGCCAGAACCTCCGGGTCCCAATCGTTCTCCGTTGGCGAGCCGTCCCAATTCTCCGGGAGCTTGGATTCGTCGATCCCCTCGGTTTGGAGGAGGTTAAAGACCCGGTACACCTTGAAAATGGGAACCATCTTGTCAACCTCTTCCCCGGTTTCGGGGTCCTCAACCTTGAATTTGCTCCACTTAAAAAAGCAAGCCGTCGAGCTTTCGGAGCCCTTTTTGACATGGCCTCCAAGCTCCTTAATCTTTTTAAAGGTTGCCCAATAGGGGCTTGCGAACCCGGCAAGGCCGAGCAAAAGCTGATTTATCCCGGTATACGGTTTGCCCGTAGCCATGGATTGAGGCAACGCCCCGAGTTGGTCCCATCCGGCCCGCCATGGTACAGTCCCGGCTTCCAGATGCTTGACGATCTCGTTGGTGATGGTTTCGTATGGGCAAAACTTGCCCTTTGATTTGGTCTTTTTGTTATTCATTTTTGTGGTCTCCTATTTTTTGTGGATTTTAACGGTTCTGTCACCGTGACGGGACAAAGTGAATGGGATCGGGTTATGGTTTGCCCAATCATTCGATTCGGGGCTCGTTACCCGGCGAGCAAATAAGAATCTAGGCGTTTGGGTGACCCCGTCCCCCTCGAGCCATGAGACCCTCCACCAAAGTTTGAACGGCTCGCCGTTGTTTTGGGGCTCGTCGAACCAGAAAAAGTCTCCGGCTTTCAATTCCTTCAGCTTGCTCATATTCTTGCCCCCAAGCTGACAAACCGCCCGTCGGGTTGACGGCCTACCTTGGCCCCCCGGATGGTAAAGAGTGTTACCCCGAGCTTACGGGCTCGGAGCTTGGCGTTAACATTAGCGATCCGTTGGGCGAATCTCGAAGTGGTCTTTTTCTGGTCCATGCAAATAACGGTAAAGATAACATTCGATAAGTCAAACCTATAAAACAAACAGGGCAATGTAAAAGAGCCGTAAGTTTATGATTACCAACGAATAAAAAAATAATAAAAAAAGTTAAAAAAAAGTTTTTTGCCCCGGTCCGAAAATCAATTGAAGCAAACCCGATCAGCCGGACGGCTAGTATTGGAGCGGGATTCCGGCGATTTGACCCCCGGCCATTTTTTGCTCAAACCGTCAACTTGTCAGTTTTTAAGCGGGTTCCGCTTCGATTATATCCGCATCCCGCTCTTTGCGTAGGGCCTCAAGATGGCCCCGGACATCGTCCAAAGTGGCAACCTTTTTAACTTCGATAGTTTGGGACGCTTGGCCAAGGTCCGCTTTTTCCTTGTCCCGGAGGATTCCAAAAGTAACCCCCAAGGCCCCCGGTGGAACCTTACCTTCGTCGATGGCCTCGAGGAGTTTAAGAAGGACCGCTTGGGATGCAATCGAGTTGAGCCCTTGCGTCAGCTTCTGGGCCCCTTCAATTGATTCTTTTTCCCTCTTCATTATCACGGCGATTGATTCGTAGGCCACTTTTTCAGCCCGGGAGATTGACCGGGCCGATTGACCTTGGGCTAACGCTTGGGCAATCCGGGCATACTTGTCGGGCTCTTTGTCGAATAGTTGTTGGGCCGTGTATTGAGCGGGGCAAATATCACCCGGTTCAAGCTCGGCGGGTAAGTTGTCGGGGATGATGGCCTGTCTTTTTCGTTTTGTTGGCATAAACCGGTGTACTAGCAAAAAGCTTTTTCTAATTAGATTGAGCCGTCCCGGCCCCGGCTCCGGCCCCCTCCCGTAAAACCCGCCCCGGTCCGGCCCTTTTTGGTGACATTTTGCGGTGACAAACGGCTATGACCCGCATAAACACTAGGCAAACGAGGGACTAGCAATCCCTACCCCGCTTAAATAGTGTCCTCCGGCGTGAGGGGGAGGGGGGGGAGGGGGGGGGTTAGAGGGGGGTTGTCTACCCGTATCGGTTAGCTCGTATAAAAAAATTTGATAAATTGTCAAATGCCCAAGTTTCTGGTACAGTTAGTACAAATGTTGACTTGGACCAATCACCCATTACTGCCAACTCTATCAAATAAAGAGATGGTACAGATGGACGAAAAGACTATCTTAGACTTTCACCGTACTCGGGAAGACGCTATCGCTAAAGAAAAAGAAGACCCGTACCGATACGGATACGAGCCCGACAATTGGAAGCTATTCGATGAGCAATTGGAATCTCATCAAGAAATTTTACTTATGGGTGGTAATCGTGCGGGTAAAACAGAGCTAATGGCAAAGCGTGTCGTGCAATGCGTCTGCGAAAACCCAAACACGATTGTCTGGTGCCTGACGGAAAATATGCAGAACTCGATACAAGTTCAACAAAAAGCCATCTACAAGTATCTACCCAAAGAGTATAAGAACTTGGGGCGTGGCAAGGTTGGGTATTGTGTATTCAGTTTGCGTAATGGATTTACCGCCGGGAAGTTTTCGCTACCCAACGGAAGCCAAGTTGTATTTCGTAATTGGAGCCAAGACATAACTACAATCGAGGGCGGTGAGATCGGGGTACCAACTTGGGAGAACGGTGTAGCACAAGGGACACACAACATAGGCTTCTGGGCAGACGAATTGATTCCGCTTTCTTGGCTCGAGACTCTCCGTTTTAGGTTGGTCACTCGAGGAGCCAAGGGATTAATTTCGTTCACCGCCGTGACAGGGTGGAGTCCCACGGTCAAAGCTTTGTTGGCGGGAGCGTCCACCACCCGTTGGGCCGAAGCGGATTTGTTGGATGGAGAGAAGGTGCCGTTGGTGCAACAACCGACCAGATCGGCCTCGGTGGTTGTATATTTCCATACGGCTGACAATGTATACGGTGGTTGGGACCACATGAAGAAAACGCTCGAGGGTGAGAACCGGGATACTATTTTATGCCGGGCTTACGGGGTTCCGACGAAGAGTGCGGAAACGGTGTTCAGCAAGTTCGGGGACTTTAACATTAAGGAGCCGGAAGACATTCCTATACTTACGGACCCGGACAACAATCCGGCAATCTGGGTAACTTCGATTGATCCGGCGGGTGCGAAGCCTTGGTTCATTTTGCACATTGGCATAGACTCTCACGGGACCTATTGGGTGGTGGACGAGTTCCCTTGCTTCCATGACGAAGGTTTGTGGTTTGACCCGGCTCGAGGCGACAACGGCAAACCGGGTGAGGGTGCCCGGTCCAACGGTTACGGGATCAAGGACTATGTCGAAGTGATCGAGCGTATGGAGCGTGGCCGGGATTGCATGAGATATGTTGACCCTCGTTTGGGGAATGCGACTTACCAGAAAGCGGAGGGGACCTCGAACATCATTGATGATTTGAATGACGAAGGTGTAATCTGTTACCCGGCTGAAGGTTTGGATATCGAGACGGGTGTGCAAGCGATTCAAAGTTTATTGGCTTGGGATCAAGATAGCGAACCGTCTTATGAGAATCGGCCCCGGTTGATGATCTCGAGTCGTTGTAGGAATTTAATCATATGCATGGAGAATTGGCCGAGTGATGCGAACTTGAAGCATGGAGCCAAGGACCCGATAGACTGTTTGAGATATTGTGCGATAATGAATCAGCAGTATTACGATGAGTCTGAAATGGTACAAGTGGGAACGGGGGGATATTGACATGGTGGTAAAGGATAAGCGGGTACGGATCGTCGAGATGTTGGAGATGGGGGAGAGGCCGACTCACATTGCGAGGAAGTTGAAGGTCAGCCGGAACACGGTGTACCGGGTGAAGAAGGAATCGGCAGAGGGTGAGTTAAAGGATTTGAAGGAGAACAAGCCCAAGAAGGTGGGGATCGAGCAAGGGCAAGTGATTAAGATTTTACCCAACACTCGCATGGTTTTGGCCCAAGTCCCGCCGGGTGGCCGGATTGTCCGGGTTGTAAAGAATCCTAAGTTACAATTACGGCCAAAGAGTAAAATTAATGTGATGGAGGTAAGTGGAGATGTGTTCAGATTGGTATGAAAAGACCGAGGATAGGAGTAGACGAATTGATACTCTATTGGATTTTATGGTGTGCGAGTCAGCTATATGTGAGATCGAGACGGGTAGCGTACCTAGCTATACGCTTGAAGAGATTGCTGACTTCGTGGGGTGCGATGTTATGGTCATCAAACGAGCGGAAGAATCGGCGATTAAAAAGGTCCGGTCTAATAATCCGGAATTAGAGCTATACTTGTCCGATGCCTAGTAAGAAAACGACCAAGTCAAAAAAAGATGCGTGTTACCGCAAGGTGAAGCGTACTTACAAAGTTTTTCCATCAGCGTATGCCTCTGGAGCTATTGCGAAATGCAGAAAGAGACGCTCGGGTAAAAAGTAATGGTTAGAAAGACTCAGGCCGGAGCGAACCTTAAACGATGGTTCAAGGAAAAATGGAAGGATGAAAAAGGTAATCCTTGCGGTTCTTCCAAAAACAAAGGCACCAAGAAATGCAGACCAACTAAACGAATTTCATCCAAAACACCCAGAACTTGGGGCTCTATGAGCAAGTCGCAAAAAGCGAAAGCGGTTGCGGAAAAGAAACGGGTGGGCATGGGTAGACGAACATCATCAATCAAACGGAGGAAATCAAATGCCAAGCGGTAAAGGAACTTACGGATCGAAACGGGGTAGACCCCCAATGAAGAAAGCGAAAGGAGCCAAGAAGGTCCCCGCATTCTTAAAAAAGAAGATGAAGAAAAAGTAATGCCGAGAAAGAAAAAAAGCGTTTCTTTGCGGATGGGAGTCCACAAATCCCGCAAGGGTGGGCTTACGGCCAAGGGCCGGGCCAAGTATAACAGGGCTACCGGATCGAAGCTAAAAGCCCCCCAACCGGGAGGTGGCCCCCGCAAGCGTTCGTTTTGTGCCCGAATGAGTGGCGTAAAAGGTCCGATGAAGAAACCTAACGGGAAGCCTACCCGCAAAGCTTTGGCGTTACGCAGATGGAAATGTTGAGATGAGCGAAGAAAGTTACGAGAATAAGCCCCGGGTTTTTCAAGAGACTCCGGATGTAAACGAGTTAAGGGAAGACTTTGCCAGAATCCAAAATGATTTGGGTTGGTGGCTTACTCGTTCCGACGACAACAAGAACTTGCGGTACAATCTTTGGCCGGACAAGGCTGACGATGGGCGTAAGCATGGCCCCGATGCGTGGCCGTGGGATAATGCGTCCGACTTGGAAGTGTTCCATACGGACAGTTTGATCGGAAGTTCGGTGGCTCTGATGAAGAGTGCGTTGAAAAAAGCGAACCTCGTAGCAAGCCCGGTAGAGATCGGAGATGTTCGCAACGCCACTTTGGTCACTCAATTTTTACGGTGGCTGATGTTTAGTCAGATGGATGAACTAAATCGTGAGTCTGAAATATTGGCCAACCATATTCTCGAGAAAGGGGTAGGTATTTTAGGAATTTATTGGAAGCGTGAGGTACAAAAGATTTACCGCCCGTTGACCATTGCCGATCTGATGCGTGACCCGCAAGTTGCGATTGCCGTACAAAACGGTGACCCGCAAACGGCTACGGAATTGTTCCGCATGAACAAGCCCGACATTGCCGACGATGAGTTGGAAGAGAAGATCGCTCGGGTAATGAACGAAGGTGAGACTCTCGAGTACACGGCTAACGAGGTTGTGTGCAATCGCCCCTATCTCAAGACTTACGAGTTGGGCCGGGACATTCTGATCGACTCGAATGTTTTGGACATTCAGTCATGCCGAAGCATTTATTGTTTGCACTACTTCACCCCGGAAGAGTTGAAGGGAAAAGTGATATCCGACGGATGGGATGAGAAATTCGTGGACGATGCAATTGAAAGTTTTACGGGAGATGCCCCTACCGTCCAACAATCCAAGCCACACATATTCCCGACCCGGGATGTAGAGACGATCCAGAACTATGATGGGTTAGTTCAAGTGATCTCATGCTATCGCCGGGAGGTGGACGAGAATGGGGTTCCCGTAATGTCTATGACCGTGTTTACGGAGCGTGGGGATGAAGACTTGTTTGCGTTACACCAAACGATCAAGACGGCACCCGCCGAGTTCCCTTTCGTTGCGTTCCCTCGAGAACAAATCAGTCAACGCTTATTTGACTCCCGTGGATGGCCCGAGCTTTTGCGGGGCTACGAGTGGGGTATCAAGACAGAGCGTGACATGAAGCGGGACCAAGCAAGCTTGAGTACGGTTCCCGCAATAGAATACCAAGTAGGTAGGCAACCCCCTCAACTCGGACCCGGGGCCCAGATTCCGGTCAGGCGAAGGGGAGAGGTTGGATACATCGAAGCCCCTCGTCCACACCCCGCATCGACGGAGGTGGAGATGGGTTTGATCAAACAAACCTACAAGATCACGGGCCGTCCCACCGACGAGGGGGATGCGGTTTCTGCCAATATGTTGAATCAATCCTTGGTGGATAATTGGTTGACGGGTTGGAAAAAAGTTTTAAACCACATATGGCGATTGCAACGATCCTACGGGGATGACCGGATTTGGTTTCGGGTCACCAACAACGAACAGGGAGTTGAGTTGCTAATGGATGAGATGGGCAACAAGTATGACATTGAGTTGACTTGGAACACGCTCAACGCCGACGAGGAGAAAAACCTCGAAAAGTTACAAACTTTAGGCACCGTTATGTCGCAGTTTGACCGATCCGGTCAAGTGGACTTTGGCGGGTTCCTTAGAATTTTTGTAGAAAGTATTGAACCAAATCTGGCTACCCAACTAATCACACCGAAGGAAACGGCCACCGCAAAAGAGGAAGAAGAGACAAGTGCGGATATCGCCAAGATAGCTTCTGGACAAGTTGTAAATGCCCCGGAAAATGCCAATGCCGAGTTACGAATGTCAGTCATACAAAACTATTTGCAAGGGACGGAAGAGATTCCCGGAAACGACATTCAAGAAAGACTTCAACAGGATGAAGGTTTTCAAAAGAGGTTACAAACCTATATGGGTCAACTTCAGCAAAGCCTCGTTCAGCAACAGAATGCTATGATCGGACGACTAGGCACACCGCCGGGTAATATGCAACCCGCATCCATGCAATGAGTAAACTCACCCAAGCCGTAAATTATTTAAAAACTTCCGATGAATATAAATTCATCTTAGAACATCTTACGGATCGGAGAGAAGACCTTCTGGTAGATTTCAAAGCTCCTGAAATTATTGAGAACCCGCAAGCGTTATCATGCTTGGCCGGGAAGATAGAAGCTATTGATTCCGTATTGATTGAGTTGGGCGGTCCTTTATACCGCCATGAGCAATCGCAATAAAAAAGACGGAGTTTATTACGAGCAAGTATTTATTGCCGAAGCCTTAAAACGAGACCTCGAGGTTTCTGAAACGGTGGGGGACGCTCTTCCCTATGATGTGGTGGTGATGTGCGGTTCGCACTCGTACCGGGTTCAAGTCAAAGGTACTTCCGGTGTGTCGGATAGATACCACCGACGGTATATGTTTGGTATGAAAAGTGGGATGCATAAAAAAATAAATACGGAGTTTGATGTGTTCGCCGGATATGTCCGGCAAGAACATGACTCTTGTTGGTATTTAATCCCGCAACACTTATGCAATGTGACTTCCATAAAAGTGTACCCGGACATTCAAGACTCTAAAGGGAAGTACGAAAAGTTTATGAACAATTGGACCGTGTTCAATCCGAAGTCTAAATAATTGGTACGGTTTGCTATTTTACGGGTGGCCCAACTCTGGGCAGACGGGATGCTAACCCTCCACAAATAGTAGAATGGAAGAAAACCAAGAATTGGCCACGGTCACCGAGCCAACTGAATCGGAGACAGAAAACACAACGCAAAATGGACTCGCTCAAATGTTTGAGCAAGACCTGACTTCTACGGAAGAACCGGAGGAAACCTCAGTCGAGGAGGAGCCCGAAGAAGCCGAAGAAGATGTTCTTTCACAGTCAGTAGAAGAGGAGCCGGATGAAGGGGACGGAGATGAAAAAGTGCCTAAGTCTGTTCAGAAGCTCTTGCGTCAGGTCAATCAGTTGACCGCCAGAGCAAAGTCAGCCGAGGAGCAACTTCAGCAACTCCACCAACAAAAGATGGCCTCCGGAAAATCTGGTGATATGGCTCTCAACGAGATTCATAACATGGAGGATTTGGAAAAGTACAAACAAACGGCAACAAAAGCCCGAAAGTTTGCTATGGCTAATCTTGGTAAAGACTTTGTCGAACACAACGGAGAAGAGTACGATGCCGATAAGATATCGAACTTACTTCAAGAAGCCGACGAAGCTCTAACCTCACACATCCCGGATCGAGAAAAGCACATCAAGGAACGGGCAAATGTAGCTCAAACATTGCCTAATTTATTCCCGTGGATGGGGACCGCCGATAATCCCGTAACTCAAGTTTACGATTACGGTAGACAACTTCCCGAGCTTAGTGCGATTCACTCGATGAGCCACGGCGACCTAGTGTTCGGTCTAATGGCAGAAGGTTATTCGGCGATGATGGCCAAGCAAAATGCAATGCAAAAAGCCAAGCCAAAAGCGACGAAGAAACCAGAACCACCGAAATCAGTCAGCCCTAGTTCAGCCCCTCCGAAACAAAACTCGAAAGATTCAAATCAAATTCTAGGGGAGGGTAACATCTCTCTCTCAACATTCTCACAATTCTTAGATTCCAAGGAGGAAAAATAAAATGCCAATAGCAACCGCTTATAATATGAACGAGGCCCGTGGGGCCAGACAGGACCTCTCTGACGCTTTGCGTCGGGTAGAGCCACAAGAAACACCTTTGTATAGTTTACTACCACAAAGCGAAGCCCCCAAGGCCCGCTTTACCGAGTGGAATGTGGACGATTTGGGTGCCCCAAACATCCAACCCGTCCTTGACGGAACCGATCTGCAATTTATTGCGGGTACGGATGATGACGCAATCTCTGCCGGATCAGCCGGAAAAGGACCCGCCGACGATACCGGGGACTTTGCTTTCAAGTTCGCAAACAAGGCCCGCATGGGTAACCGTATTCAGCAACTCCGTTCTGGATTTGCCGTATCTCCGCTTTCTGAAATGATCGACATTTCTGCAAGTTCTTCACTTTATGCCGAAAGTAAGGCGAAGGCCACTCTCGAGTTGAAGAGAAGTTTGGAAGTGATGATTGCTTCCGATGAAATTGGAGCTACCGCTACCGCAACGCTTGGTGACATTTGTGCCGGACTCGGTGCGTTCAGTAACCCAGCGAATGCCGGGTACTATGGTGCCGGGGGACTCGGAAATTCCGCAGTTAATTACCGCCCGGTTACGAATTCTCGCCTCAATCTTACCGGGGCATTAGCGGGTGACGGAACGCTCGTCGAAGGAGCATCCAATGAGGATGATGATGTGGACTTCCGTTCAATGCTTCAAGCCGTTTACGAAGCAAGTGGATTGAAAGCCAACTATCGTTTGTTTGCAGTTCCCGGAGTTGTAAATCTCATATCTGATTTCACTCGTACCGATGCCGGAGCAACTCGTTTTAATCAACAAGTTTCCGGTGGAGCAAGCATCAGCTTGAGCGTGGTAGAGTATCAATCCGATTGGGGTACCGTCACAATCATTCCAGATTTATGGCTTGGAAGGACCCGTGCCGATCCAAATACCGCCGTGGCCAACCGTGCTTATCTTCTCCCCGCCGACAACACCGTCAGCTTGAAAGTCATGCAAGGCATCACCGCCGTTGACCTTCCTGATGTTGGTGGAGGAGGTCAGCGTGGATTCGTTACCTTTACCGGTACGGTCTGCGTGGAGAACGGAAAAGCTTTAGGATCAATTGTATGATCCGTTCTGCATAGTTGTATTATTCATATATTGGTCCGGGGTTATGGGGTAGCCCCGGACCTTTTAGTCTAAAGAAATTGGGTTTACTGATATCTAAGAGGTATGCCGTTAAACATCATAATTCGTGGTAAATACAAACGCACCTCTAACGAAGAGTTAGCGGAGAACTTGCACGATCATACGGCTCGTAAGATTGCGGAAGAAAAGGCGGGTTACATGGACCGTCAGCTTAAAGCTAGGAAAGCGGTTGAAGGCACGGGTAGCAAAACTTTTCGCCCGGTTGCCGTGTACGATGCGAAGACTTATTTCCGGCATGAGTCTGACAACCCCGGTTGTATGAACGATCCCGAGTATAAAAAATCTTACTTGAAGAAAAACCCAGAAGCTAAATTGTAATCATGGCCAATTATCCAACTCAACCATACTCACTTTTAAAATCTCGCTTCAAGGCATTAGCGGGTCTCGAGAGCTTACAGACAATCGACGCAACTTTTTTGCGTGACTTGGTAAACTCGAGGGCAAGGCAAGCTTATGAACGATTCCCGTGGCCAATATTTACCGTAGTCGGAGAACCCGTAGTTCTCACGGACAACACTATAATATCTTACAACGGTTCTGGCTCCGCTAACAAGTCTCTTGCGAACAAGGCAAATGTTGTCTTTCGGATTCACAAGCAAAACCCGATCACGACAAGGTATCCTGACGAGTACACTTTCTTAACTGACATGGATTCGGACGGTAATCCTACCCTTAGAATTATTGAGCCGACTACTTTAAACGGACAAACGGTTTATGTTACTTATCGAAAGGATCAGCTTGAGGAGATCAATTCTGGTTCGGCCACCTCGGGCTATTACGGTGACGAGGCCGATGACAACCCGGAGATACCTTGGATATTTTTTGAGTATTGCGTCCATGGAGCGTACGCTTCGTTCTTACGGGGAGACGGCCAAAATCAGAAAGCTCAACAGGAGGATCAAAATGCCGAGGCCCTCTTGGTAATGGAAATCGATAAGGTGGCAACGCAAGGCCGTCAGTTCCGGCACGACATTCTTCAATATCGTCCACCTTCTCAATTTACCCGACACAATGTCAACTTGGGCGGTAGCCCGGTTGGAGTTCCCACGGCCCAATTCCAAAATAATCCGTCCTAAGAATGGAAGAGGTTAGTATAATCCAAGCATTTTCATATGATGGAAATGATTTTGCAATCGGAGAACGCTACCGGATTCTTGAGTGGAATGCCGAGAATGACCGACCTCGAGTTTATATTAACGATGACAAAAGCATTCTCCTTCAGCGAGACAAGCGTGACACTCATTGGATTACTGTAGACGCTACCCCCGCCCCGGTCCCATACAACCCCGACAATTCGGGACTTTCAACTCGGACTATTACCTATGATCGTCTGGAGAAACGATTTCAAGCCGTAGCCGGACTTGCCACTTTGGACGCTACCGACAAATTCTTTTTTAATCAAAACTTAAACCACCGTCTCCGTGAAGCATGGGAGTATAATGATTGGCCCGACCTTACGGAATTGATTGAGGTTAATCTTACGACAAACTCAGTCAATGTCATTTCGACGGGTAGTGGGACCTACAACACCGGGCTCGGTTCGACGGCAAATCTAGGATTTCCGTTGAGCTATCAAGTAGGTACTAAGTGCGTAATAACAAGAGATTTTGGACAGTCCCCTCGGGGCGATATTGTTACGATCATCGAGCTTAGATACAATCAAGCTAATGATGTAACCCACCCTCATTTTCAGCGAGATGTAAACGGTAATACTTACTTCTCGCAACCAAGTCTTCCCGGGTTTGGTCAATGGGGATTCCCCGGTAATCCTCATCCGTGGTGGACTCCCTTAATCGAGGGCATGAGCCCGGAAGAATTATTGGGTAGATTGGAGCCGGGTGTGGTAGGGACCAAGTGTTTGATCACTCGAGACTTTGGTCCGGCCAAACAAGGAGATATCGTAACCATCGACGAGTTTAGATACAACTCACAATATAATGTTTTGCATCCCCGGTTCATGCAAGAGAACGGGTACACTTTTTTCAGTCAGCCCGCAGTTGCCGGATTTGGGCAACACGGCTTTGCTGAAAATCCCTATCCTTGGTGGCAACCGATGGACGGGACGGCTACCGCAAGTGAGATCGCAAGCCAAGTAACTTCGGAGTTGTCCGGCGTATTGGACGAGTTTTCTCCGGCAACGGTTGGTACGGAAGTGGTAAGTGCCCAAGTATTGGATGTGTTTAGTCACAACCCTTTCACCGATTCGAGGGCTTGCCGTCTTAAATTTACGCTCATGGATTCTCACCTTTTCGTAAGCGAGAACTATAAGGGCAAATCTTTTTTCCTTCTCCGCAAAAAGCCTTTGTTTGAGGTGACGGAGACGGGCGTGGTTCCGGCAATGTTTGAAAGTTTTCTGATCTCCGCAATTTTAGCGGACTTCTTCCGGGGAGATCGTGAGCTTTACGACAGGTCCGTGACCGAAGAAGCTCGAGCCCAAGAGGCGTTGCTTCAAGAAATCGACAAAGTCGAACGATTAAGTCGGCAAAGTCACATTCCAATAAGAACCTACACATCACCAAACTATAAAACTTACGCTCAGATATGAATGTAAACATAAGAAATAATATAGGAGCCAAGGGCTCAAAAGTCACCCGGCGAACCACAAACGGAAGCACAAAGGTAACCGGGTCTTTCATCGCCGTGCAAGCGTTGACCAATGTCGTTTTCAACTCAATCGATGGTAATATATCGGGAATCACCGATTCAGTTACCTTACCCGCCGGGCAGATTTTGCACGGTAAATTTAAAGAGGTTGATCTGAAAAATGGTACTATTGTGACTTACGGGTGACCCGGGTAACTCTACTTTTACTTGCCGTGAGCTTGTCGGGATGTTCCATTCGTAGTACCTACCCACTTCTTGGAGGTGTGGCGGGTGGCTCCGTAGGGTCCCTTGCGGGCCCGGCGGGAGGTGGACTAGGGGCTGGCGTTGGTATCATGGCCGGGGAGATGCTTAAAGGGAACGAAGAGCTTGCCGAAGCGAAGGAGACCATAGAGATGCTTTCCCATGGTGATGTGGAAGGGATCGTAAAAGCGAAGATGGCTGATCATGCTTCCGGTTTTGCCGAGTTTACTTCGTACATAAAAAAGATTCTGGTCATCGCCGGAGTCTTACTTTCAATTTATCTACTCATTCCGATCCTCGTAGCAAGAAAATGCTCGAAAGATGAAGCGAAGAAAAACCTGACCCGGGCACCATTCCCACCAAGATATCCATGAAAAACATAAAAATACTAATTAAGCTTTTTAACCAACTCCGACCATCCGAAAAAATGATCGCTCTAATGGCAACATCCATTGTTCTTTTAATCCTGTTTGATTTTCTAACATCGTGATTGATCGAGCTTCAATAATTGGTATGGCGGGAACCGCCGGAACTTTCGGGTTGGCCGACTCAGTCTTAGGCGTAGCGGTAGGTTTAGTGACGCTCGTATACATGAGTCTGAAGTTGTATCAAGAGATTAAGAAAAACAAATGAGTCGCTACCGGGACTACGGGCAAAACGATGATCCCCTCAACCAAGAAGGGGACACATACTTTCGCAAAGTAAACGCTCGACTCAGGCCCAATCAGTTAAGTGACGGTGAAATTCAATATTCCAAAAACGGTAGAATGTCATTGGATGGGACTTGGCAACCCCGTAAAGGTTTGGCCACGCTATCGGGTTCCATCACTACGGTAGCGTCCGACCAAGTTCCGACTCTTCCCGTTCAACTACCTTTTAATCTTACGGCCACCACGAATCAGCAAGTGTTCGGGGCTTGTGTATTCAGCGACCCAACTTCGGAGTTGGCTGATGATTTTATTTTTACCGCTACCGACGGCGTATGTGTGGTTCTTCGAGCAAGCGACAAGACTACCTTTAAGATTAAATACCCAAGCGGACAAGGGGTGAACAAACGATGCGATATGCTTCAAGCGTTCAACAAAGTCTACCTATTCCGCACCAATCGAACGGCGTTTGAGATTAAGCCAAGCTTGACGACTAACCCAATTGTAAATGCAACCCGCAACTTAAATGTGATAACCGTCGAGGCGTTGAACCATGGGCTCAATGCGGGAGACTTTGTAACCCTGACGGGGTTAGTGGGAACGGAGGACCCGAATGATTGCTACGAAGTTTTGTCTTCCGGGCTCCAGACAAATCAATTTAGAGTTAGCCTCGAGGGGGCAACCGGAACCGAAACATATGACGATGTAAATGGTAACTATAGTTTTTGGAACGAGTTTAATTTGGTGAAAAGTGGAGATTACACTATGCCCGACTTCATTACGGATACCGTCAGTTCTGTTGATGGGATCATAACTTTTTCAGAAAGCAATCATGGGCTCGAGTTAGGGCAAGAATTGACTATAGTTAAATCTACTTTCAATATGCAGTACGAGCCTAGCGAGACTACAAGAGTGACAAAAATAAATTCAGCCGATGAATTTGAAGTTACTTTAAATGTCCCGGATGAAGAAAATAAGACGCTTACTTTTTCTCGTAAGAAACCAATTAGTTATTTAGTTCACCAACCTTCAACGCCGTTTGCAGTAGTGAATCAAAGAAGATTGTGGATGCCATACTTTTATGAAGAGGACTACAGTCTTGCAAATATGCAATGGACCGAGCGTGGAAATAAAGACGAAATCATAGCGTCTGATATTTTGGACCCAGATACTTACGATGTTGTAGGGCAACGACTTAGAATAACCGGAGGCTCCAACGATTTTGTGGTGGGCTTGGAGCCGTTTACCGAAGATACTCTACTTGTTTTTGCACGGCGAAGTGTGCATAAATTGACGGGCGTTTCTGGTTCTTTGGATGATATATCGGTTAGCGTGGTGACTCCCGATCTGGGTTGTTCGGCAAGAAGATCAATCGTACAAGTTGGTAGTAAAGTTTTATTTTTAGCCGATCAAGGAATTTACGCATTAGAATATTTTGATCAGTATAATTTACGGGGCTCTGAAATTCCTTTATCGGAAGCGATCCAACCAATAATTGATCGCATAAATCATCGTCATGTTCACCACGCAGTCGGAGCTTATTTCAACAATCGTTATTTCCTAGCGGTACCTCTAGATAATCATGTAGAAAATTCTCATGTAATTGTTTACAATTTTATTAATGGTGGATTTGAAAGCGTGGACGAAGTAAACAGTCAAGCGTTCTTCATTCGAGATATGCTCGTTGCCCGGGAAGGCCGAGAAAATAATTTGTATTTTACCACAAGCGAGGGTGGAATCCATCGAGTCGAAGGAGTTGAGGGGGGTGACCAAATCTCGGTTCAAAAAGGTTCTACTGAAGTTGAGACGATCCCGGTTCAATCCTATATTCAAACTCGAGACTACGACATGAACACGATGGATCGAAAATATTTCACTCGATCCGAGATTCACTTGAAGGGCCAAGACGGCCCAACCGATGGCACCATCGAATTTTTAGTGACGGACCCCGACAGTAGCACGGGACCCGTTACCGTCAACAGCTTGCTAGAGAATCAAGATTTACCGGAGCAAGAAGATGTAAGTCTTCGCCTTTCGCTCAGGTCTAGGGGATACTCGGCATCTGTTAAAATCTCGCCGACTAAAGGAAGGCCCTTGGTTCGTTCCGTCAAACTTGACGCACGGGTTGGGGATCGAGCAACAACAAGTAAAGCATAATGGGACAGACAATTGAAAAAGGAAACGCTTACGCATCCGGGGATCAAGTCACGGCGAGCAACCTAAATGCTCTCGTAGATAGTGCGACCTTTGTAGCGGGAGCGGGAAACACTACAGATGATTCTACGCTCGAGGTCCATACCAATGGCTACCTTCAAGTAAAAGCCCTTGGCATCGATGCGGGCCAAATCAAGGATGGAGCAATCACTCAAGCCAAATTAGCTAGTGGCATAAACCTTGGCGGTGGAGCCCCCGGCGAAGATAGCGTCGATGAGGATGCTATTCTTAACGGAGCGGTCACCATGGACAAGATTGCGAACGGAGCCGTAGTCACCACTAAACTTTTCGACGGGGCGGTGACCTCCGTCAAGTTACATTCGTCGCTTCGTGATAAAGTTGGGTACAACGATTCGGATACAATTCCGGTAAAGACTATACGGCGACTTACTCAAGCTCAGTACGATGCCTTGAGTCCCGATACCAATACACTTTATATAATTGAAGGATGAAGCTATCGGATGTCGATTCGATTTATGCGGGGTCCACGGAAATCGCCAAGGTATACCACGGCTCAACTTTAGTTTGGGAAAAGTACACGGCCCCACCGCCCACGCCGTACACCGTAACCGTGAACGGGGGGTTCTCTAAAGACGGTCAGGGCAACAACGAGACCAATTTCGTGGCCGGGGACACGGTTGTCTTAACGCCTTACCATGAGTCACTAGCTAGCGGATATGTAACCTTTGACGGTTGGACCGTTGTTTCGGGTGGCGTAACGATAAGCGTACTTTCCGCTCCGAGTTTCTATCAATTTACGATGCCTAGTGCAAATGTGGAGATTACCGCAAACTTCTCATCGGTTAGCAATGTCGTAACCGTGAACGGTGGTAACGGGAGTGGTACCTACAATGCGGGCGACACCGTCACAATTTCACCGTCTGGTTACCCAAGCACTACTGACGCATTTGTTGATTGGACACTAAACTCTGGTAATCTGGTGCCCGCCCAACTTGCGAACTTGAACGCAAACGCAAACGGTTTCTTTAGTTTCACCATGCCAAGCTCCGGCTCGGTAGTGATCACCGCCAATTATTCGAGTTATGCCGTGACGGTAACCGGAGGTACGGGCGGTGGGACTTATCAGTTTGGCGAGACCGTTACTATATCTCCCACGCTTGCATCGGGGGACACTTTTAGTAATTGGACGGTCAACCCTACGGGTTTGCCCATAACAAGCATAGGGAATCAAGAGTATACATTCACCATGCCCGCAAGTGCGGTGGAGTTAACCGCAAACATTACCTTGGCCGATAGTGACGGTGACGGTATTCCGGATGTAAATGACTATTGGGACAACAATACTGAAGATGTTACCAACAATTCTAGCGTAGTATATGAGGAAGGTCTCATTGGTACAGGTTATTGGCCAATGAATATGGCCCTTAGTGGTTGGCAAAGAGCTAACACGCAAAGCGTTTACGATGGTACCGGAGGTAATGGTTACAATTGGGACGAGTCTGCCGGAGCCCCAACTCCCGCAAACCTGACCGGGAGCGACGACTTCGCTTTTGATGAAAGCGGGAACAATTGTATTAATGTTTGGGGAGGAACCTCTTCAGTCCGTGCAGTTGAAAAAACTTTCGGCCAATTTGAAGCGTTCAGCCAAAGCGGAAGCTACGAGGTTGAGTTGTTTTTCGCTAAGTCTTATACCGGGTCCGGCACTTTTAGGGTCACCATGAACTCAGCCCATCTTTTAACAAACCCCGGAACAAACCCGGGTCCGGTTTCAAGTGCAAGTGTTTTGCACACTTTCGGTCCCGCTAAAGTAGACCACACTTCATTGGATGATACGAGAAGCGATACTAAGACCTACCGAGCGTACCGCCCGTCCTATGTGCGAGAAGGTTCCGTAAACACCACAACCGACGCAGTCATTCGTTTAAGTTTTACTAAGTATGACAATGCCCAAAATGAGATGCGTATAACGATTGAAGCTCTTTCGGGATCAACCGATAAATCGATTTTATTTAAAGGAATTAAGGTGACCCGGTACGAATCAATGATCCATTATTCTCAAGAAGGCGTACCTACATCTAGCTATAGACAATGGGGATCGTGGTATCCAAATAACATGTATTTTGAGAATAGCGGGACCGAGGAGGCCACGCTTCGGTTGGACGCTAACACTTTTGGTTCTCCGTCCAATGCCCAAACTTTTTACACTTGGCGAGGTTCGTCTCGTCAGGGCTTTCGGGCCCGGGCACTACTCAAAGCGGGGCATCGTTACCGCATGGCTTTTGCCGGAAACGGCAGTTCTTTAAGCGGTGGCCCGGCTGAACGAAATAAGGTTTACCTGAAAATATGTGGGAGCCCGCCTTATGTTTTGCATGAAGAACAAGAAATGCTTGATGATTGGGCCCCGTTTAAGTTTTACGAGAGTCAAACACGGATGTTTGATGAAGGTGAATTCGAGTCTTCGAGGAGAAGAAATTTTATTTATCGAACGCATAGTCGATCCATAGGTCTGCCCGATGAGGAAATTAATTTTGCGGACATTCTTTATCGACATAGAGTACCGTGGCGAGGAACTTTCGGTAAAATTAATTTACCCAAGGACGCTTCTAATAAATCGACTAGCGGTGTCTTTTATTTCCGTGTTCCCTATTGGTTCGACTCAGTTAATCCAACCGTCGGTTCACCTATTGGAGACCCTTTTCAGATTGTTACTCCCGACGCTTCCGGGGATGGTACCAGATATTGGGTAGAGTTTGCTATGACGACACGAGACATTGACAAGTACGACTATATCGTGCTTCACGATTGTGACGATACTGATACGGCTCAAAATGGAATCTCGGACGCAGTTGATATAACGCTACCAAAACAATCGGGTTGGATAACCCCAGCCTATGACAGTCAAGACACAAGCCCGGCCCATCAGTTTAAAATGAATCAGCAAACCGCTCGGGAAAATGCGGGTTATAGTGATGTATATCTCGACGCTTCAATTTACCCTAACCTTGCACGGTCCCAAGTCCTAGACCCGATTGAGATCAATGGGTACTATCCTCTGTACACCGACCCGGTAGTGGCCTCTACGGCTTCCACCGTTAACGCAAATCATCAGCATACCTTCAACGGAACTACTTATTATATGCCTTCCGGATTTACTGAGGGAGATTCAACCACCGCTTGGAATGCCTCAAATACTTTCTGGCACGGAGATTTCCCGGGACAATCGTGACGCAACTTATATACGAGAATGTGGGTGAGCTATCCCATCTCCCGCCCTTTGCTCAAATTGCGGGTCTCTACCAGAACCCCGGTGAGCTTAGTCAAGAGATTGAAAACTATCTCATTGCGGGATCAATCATTGCAACTCCAGAGCTTTTCTTAATTTTCAAGCCGATCAAAAAAGACATACCTCCCGAGAGTCAATGGTATGTAGAGGACCCGGACTGTTACTATGTCAGGTGGGCAAGCGGTCAAGGTAGTCTAAAGAAAATGATGGATTTGGTAAAACCTTTGCCATGGGTAACTTTCCAACGAGTGACGAAAAACGGGGACCTTCCGTATCGGTATTACGAGTGGAATAAAATTTATAGGAACATAGCAAGATTTAGTCATGGGAGCATCTAATCCAATATCACAAGGTATAACAAAACCGTTGATTCAACAAAGAAACGAAAGCCCGAGGAAGGCCCGTCAGGAAATACCTCCTCCGACACCGAGCCCCAGAGTACAAGCATTGCGGGATCAAAACCCGAGCAAGAACTCACCGGAAATACCTCCCGGGCGGGGCCGTACTCAACCCGGAATGGGTGGTGCGATGGACCCGTTTATGACGGTCAATCCTCAACAAAACCCCAATATGTCGTATCTACAACCGATGGGTCCCGGAACGAGCGTTAGTCTTAGCCCAAGCGGGATGCAAGCGAAGTCACCTTCACCTAAAGGAGCGGTGCAAGCTCCACCACCACCGCCACCTCAACGACAGATGCAAGGCGGGAAGGGTGGCCGAGAGGTGCGTCCCCGGGGTGGTTTGGCACCGATGGTCCCAAACATGGAAGCAGACCGTAGACAGATGCAATCGCAGTTGGCAGTTATGCCTAAACTCAACACTTACAGTTCAGCCAATCAAGTTAAACAATTTAATCCGGCTAGTATTTTAAGAGGAACCGGAGGATTATTCTAATGGGTGGGGATACAGTAGTACAAGCACCTCCCGCCCCGCCTCCGAGGGATATCGGAGAGGAAACCAGAGACACACTCGAGGCTCAGATCGAGCTTGCTCCAGAGCGATTTGCAATTGAAGAAAAGTATCGTCCGCTCTACGCCGATCTCGCCAAGAGATTGAATCTCAGAAACTTGGGCATCGACGAAAACAAGGGCATCCTTCGTGCGTTGATTGAAGACATTGTCCCGGCCCAAGGATTGATGAAGAGACGGTCTACCATGGACGAGATCGAAACGATCAAGCAAGGGGGTAAAAAACTTTTAGACGCACAACGGGCGGTGGACCCGGAAGCGGAAAACCTTCGTAAGGATATCATGGAGAAAGCTCAATCTGGATTGGATCGATCCGATCAGTTTGATCAAATAAATGAACTCCAGAAACAAAGACTAATCTCGGACTACGACTCCATGGACGAGCTTGTCGAGCAAGGTCAGGACAATCTTGATCGGGGCCGTAGACTTTCCGATTACGGTATGAACCGGATGCGTCGAGACAACTTTGGCGGTTTGGCTGATCGACTCCAACAGGATTTTGATACGAATGTCTACGACGAACTTGTACAAGAGGCACAAGAAGAGTTTCGATCCGGGGCCGGGCTTACCGCTCGGGAACGCCGTGAATTGGACCAAGGAGTTTTGGAAGGAGCCGTCGAGCGTGGAATGGAAGACCAAGCAAGTACGCTCGAGACTCAAATCGCCGAGCGACTCGGAGCGGATCGTCGGCTTAAAGCGGACCGTAGAAAAACTTTAGCGGATGCTTTGGGCTTGCAACAAGATGACCGTAGTAGAAAAGCCGGACTTTTGGGAACTGTTTTAAATATGCAAGAGCAAGCCTCCGGTCAAAGGTTCCGGGATGCCGGGGCGGGGTTGGCTAACACTAGGGCCGACATGGGTCAGCTTGCCAATCTGTTCCAAGGCCGAGCAAACTTTGAAGAGAGTTTACTGTCCGGCCTCGAGCGTTCAGTTATCAATCAAAATATGGCCGACCAACAAGCTTTGCAAAATGCTAAGACGGCATATGATATGTCCAACTTTGATATACTTCAAGCCATGACCGGAAGGAGCGGTCAGGTACCGGGGCAAGCGTCAGCCGGATTCGGCTCGGCAAACTTTTCTCAATCAGCGGGGCCGACTATTTTCAATCCTGAGAGTGCCTATGCCGGGAATTTATTCGGGCAAAACTTTTCCGGCCAATTACAGAACAATCAAAACATTCTAAACGCGAACATGGCCACCGCCCAAAATCAAAGTAATTTGTTTGGCGGGCTCCTCGGGTTTGGAAGCGGACTACTTGGAGGATTGTTCTAATGCAGTTCTACGGGGGTACCAATTCTGGATTTGCTTCGGCCCTTGCGGGTTTCGGTCAAGCGATTGGCTCGGCCATGCAACGGTATAAAGACAAGGAGCAAAAGAAGAAGGACAAGCTACAGACAGAAAATAGTTTGATCTCCATGGGGCTCGACCCCGAGGTGGCCAAAGGAATTTCCGGTGATCCTAGTTTATTGTCAGCGTATCGATTGGCTCAACAAAAAGAGTATCAAGATCAGATGGTTGCGTTGGAAAAACAAAAGATGGTCCAAGATGCTCTGCCGAGTTTTAAAGAACTAAACGACCTTAGAGAACAAAAAATATCGGATGAGGGATCGCACGATTTTTTAACTTCCACGGACTTCAAATCTCGATTCCCCTCGGCTTATATGTATGACCCGAAACGAAAGGATGAGCCGGGCTACGCAACAAACTTTCTCAAGCTGGTCAAAGATAATGCGGACACAGAGGAAGAAACGGCACTAGGCAAGTTCATGGATGCCGGAGGTAATCTCGAAGGTTTAAGAAATCTTGAGCCCAAACAAGTAGCTCTGTTCTCCAGAAAGGGGGGAAAACTTAGTAGTCTGACGGAACTTGCTAGTTTTGGACAAAGGCAAAAAGAATTTCAAGCTGATCAAGACGAAGACGAAAAAGGTTTCGAGCCCACCTTCGATATTGTAACTAGAGACGGCCAAAAAGTTTTGGTTGGGCAGACTAGCAAGAATAGTGGAACGATATCCGTTTTAGGTAGCGGTACGGGCAGAGACCCTGTCTCGATCCAAGAAAGAAGGGAAATCGCAGACCTTGTAACTCGAGCCCAAAACGCAAAACTCGAGGGTAAACAGATTGATCCAAAGGATATTGTCGAACTTCAACAGTTGCTTGCCCAACATACCGAGCGAGGCGTAGATAGATTTGGCGATCCTCTACCACCTAGGTATACAAATTTTGGGCAAACACTTCTGGAGCTACTGAAGGACTGATGTATAACCCTTTTCAAAGTTTTGAAGAGGGTGAGGGCCGAACTAAACCTCTGGAAGATTTTAAATATCTTCTTCCCGGGCCCGGCCCATCTGAATTATTAAACGAGTCGCTGATCGATAAGTTTGGGAGGGATGACAGTAAGGAGTTGGAGAGACTCGAGGCAATCGACAAGAAAGCACCCATTAGACAAAAACGGCAATTGACCGCTGAAGCCGTTGGCCGGGAAGTTAGCAAGTCAAAGTACGCTCGTAAATTTTTCAAGGGCATGGAGGGGTCAGCACTAAATTCCGTTGCCGGGATTGCCCGGATGACGGGGAAAGATGAGTTCGCTGACAACTTACAAGCGTATATGCAAGACCCAATCTCCGACAAGCGGATGGCCAAGCTATTGACTATGGCCGAAGATACGAGTGACTTTCAAGCTGACCGTTTGAAGGACGAACTCGAGGAAAACTTCGGCACCCAACTAGCCGAGGGGGCCGGACAACTTACCGGGCAGATCGCTCTGACAACCTCGGCCTCTGCCGTAGGCGGGCCCAAGGCGGGTATGTTTGCATTGGTGGGTCAGGTAGTAGGTCAGAACTACGAAGGCAATTATCAGCGGGCAAAGCAAGAACTGATCGAAAAAGAATTTACCAACAAGCTCCCGGAGACTGACGAGGAAATGCAAGCGGTGATTGATAAAGCGTCCGACGATGCCAAGGAGATTGCTTTTAAAAATTTACCTTCAGCCGTACCCGAGGTTATCTTGGATAGATTGTTTCTTAAAGGACTCGGAAAAACTTTAAGAAATCAAGCGGGAACTGTTACCGACAAATTAGTTGGAACAACGGTTGGGGCTTTGGCCGAAGGAGGATCGGAAGCATTAAGTTCGTCCCTCCAAAACTTCATGGTTCAACGGAACATTGATCCAAGCCAACCGTTGACCGAAGGTGTACTTAGAGATTTCGCACTCGGGACATTATTAGGTGGGGGAGCAAACCTTACAACGGGTGCGGTGGGAGCAGGGGAACAGGTACTATCGTCGGACATACAAGCCTTTAGAAACGATCTGATCAAGCGACTCAAAAAAGATGCGAAAGCCGGGGATCAACGGGCCCAAGACTTTTTGGATCGTTTTAGTAACATGATGGAAACGCAAGTTGCCGACGGTGATATAATCGCTTCGGCCTCCACCCAAGGCACCGGGAACGGAATGTCGGCCAAGGAAGTTCAATCCATCGTGGACGAGGTTTCCGGTAAAAGCGGAGTGAACACTATCGTTGTAAACAATTTGGACGAAGTCAAAAACATCGACCCAAGCTTGGCCCCATCTCTCGAGGGACAAGAAGGGGTGGAAGGTTTTTACACTTCGGCGGGAGGGGACCAAAGAGTTTTTCTTAACGCAAGCGAACTGAATGGCCGGGAAGATGTGGAACGAGTTTTACGCCATGAAGCGGTGGGGCATCTAGGGACCGAGATGGTAAGCGGGCAAATGTCCGATGCGTTTTACACGATGATTGGAGAAAAGTATTTCGACTCTGATCTGGGCAAGCGGATCGCAAACGACTATGCTTTGGACCCGCTCTATGATATGAATACTTTGGGCAAGGAAATAGTTGCCCGGGTATCCGAGAAACCAGACAACGCCTCACCGGGATTCAAAGGCACAATCATTGATACTTTCCATAAGCTGACCGGGGGCCGAATCGAACAGAACCCAGAGACGGATCGATTGATCACTAAGTCAATCACTCTAGCCGAGCAAGTCCTTGCCTCACCTAAGATCAGAACAAAGCTCGAGGCCCAAGCGAAGGATGCACGGGTGGAGGACGAAGACGATATCGACACGGTTTTATATCGAAGAGGTGACCCGGATCACGGCGTTCTTGGGACCGTCGAAGATGGCGAAATTAAGTACACCAAAAGCGGTGACTTAGCTTTCATGGATCATACCGAACCCATTGGTGTAGCCCGGCGGGGAAATAGTTTTCGTTTTAATGAAGCGTCCAAGACGGCTTACTATTGGGAAAGTAAACCAAGCGACATTGATCGTGATGCCGTTGAGATAATGCTTGAGAAAAAGGGCTACGATATCTCCGGTATTAAGCATAAACATTTAGATGCCAACTCGCCTAACTTCAAAGCGATGTATGAGGATGCTCACACCATGCCGTTGCGGGGTGAAAAAGGAGTAAACTACAGTAAGAAAGCTCGAGCCGGGTACGACTACGCTCAAATGTTGGCAAGCTTAGAGATGGACCGCCCGCAATTTGAAAGGGATTTGGATATACTTCAAAGCCAAGCCGATGAAGCTTACGAGATGTCTCCCGATGAAAACTCTCAGGCTACACAAAGAAAGAATACGCTTCCTACTTATATAAAAGCAAAAGCGTTTCTGGATTCGATGCAAGAGGGCGGTAAGACTTTGGACTACGGTGCCGGATTAGGATATGGCTCTGTTGCAATGGGGGCCGACTCCTACGAACCCTTCGCCCGGGATGATTTTGTAACCGGGTTCGACGAGGATTTAAATCCAACTTCAGTCGGTAAGCCCACTTACTCGAAGTCAAACGAGATTGAGAGTGATTCCTACGACAAGCTTGTTACCACTAATGTTTTAAATGTGGTGAAAAATGTTGCCGGAGAAAGAGACATGGTGGTCCGAGATATAGGCCGAGTCTTGTCACCGGGTGGCCGGGCCGTGATACAGACCCGGGATGTGAATGCGGTTATGTCCGCAAAGACCGCCGAGCCTACCGGGCTTGAGCCAAATTCAGTTTATGCCTTGAGCGAAGGTAAAAGAACTTACCAAAAAGGATTCGATAAAGCCGAGCTTCAAGAATATGTCTCTGGGATTTTGGGAGACGGGTTCAATGTTAGTTTGGTCCCGGCAAGCGAAAAGATTAGCGGGTCTGCGGTAGTGGTTGAAAAAGATGCCGACTACATGAATGCGGTCAAGCAAGCCAACCAACAAGTTTTATTCAGTAAGAAAAGCCAAGAACTTCGTGGAGGAATGACCCGTGATAAGAACGGAAATATTTTCTATAAGGGTCAGCCACCCAACGAGTGGGGGCCGGAAACTTTTGAAGAAGTTGGTAAGCTTTACGGGATCAAAAGATTTGGTGGGCTTAGTCCGTTGAAAGAAATCAAAGACCCGGAGACCGGAAAGAGTTACAAAATACCCGGCGGGCTTGACGGTAAATTTACTTACTACGATATGCTCTGGCTCAAAAGTAATCAGCCCGGCATTCAAAACATTGGTGAAGCCACCCACGCAAAGATTACCAAAAAACTTTCCCAAAGTCTCACTCCAGAGAAGGTAGACAAAGTCGATCATTTTAATCGTTTGGCGTTTGGGTTCCTTAGTCCCAACGCTCCTTTACTCCCCAATGAATATGGAGTTGCCCGGTTGTTTGCCTCGAGCGAAGCGGACATTGCAAAGCTCGCCAAACTTGCCGAGTCACTTCCGGCTAACCCAAGGAAGAGGGGGGCGTGGAATAAAAAAGTAAAAGCTCAATTTGATATTGGCTCCCGTGCTGACGGTCAGCTTGGTATTGGATTGACCCAAGACTTTGGGAGGCTCGCAAACTTCGCACGGCTCTATCAAAAGAACCCGGACTTCTTCATTAAGAAAGCGGACGAAGAGTGGAGTGATTTTGTAGACAAAGTGGCAAGCCAAGTATCTGGTTTTGGAACTAAGACCGCATCGTTTGGCGGGGTTTGGCAAGACCCGTTCAACGCTATGATATCAGCGATTGATCGTCACATGGCTACCAAATTTGCCGACGAAGTTATCCGGGACCCCGCACTCAAGAAACGGTTCCAAAAGCTAATGGTTGGTAAGTTCAATAAGGAAATCGATAAGTCCCGAGAAGCCCGAGCAAAGTATCAAGCTAAACTGAAGAAAGCGAAGACAGAAAAAACAAAGCTAAAAATCCAACAAGATTGGGAGGATGACCAAGAGAATATTTTAGACCCTAGCATACGGAAAGTGAAAACTCTGGACGGGGTTATGAAACAAGCCGAGCGGGTGGGTTCCGAGCAAATTTCCAAAGCGTTGGGGAAAGCGACGCTTGCCGGAATGTCGGCAAGAAATCCGCAATTCCGAAACGCCAAGGGAGAAATTAATCCGAACCTTGAGGGTGAGATTGCACTAACAAAATTTATTGAGGAGCCCGAGAAGGTTAAGATCATGTCCGATGCTTACCGGAAAGCATTGGATATCAATGAGAAAAAAGCCGAGGAGTTGGGCATCCCGGTCTTCCCGGCTCAATGGACTTTATGGGACCGGATTCGTGGACGGATCGAACCCCATGAAGTTATGTTCCCGGGGCTATCCAAACTCCCTCGCATGGGCCGAGAGCAGATCGCTCAGACCTACAACACTCACATAGCGTCCGGGTATGGAATCGCCCCGCTCGAGATCAAGCCAACCAATTTACCGCCGGAGCGTTTGGTGTACTTCTCGAAGAAGCCGGGCTCCACTCCCGATCCGATTACCGGGGAATCTAAATTCATCGTCCGGCTCCAAGCGGATGAAACTTTGCCAAGTCAGCTAAGAGAGAATCTCGATAGTCTGTATACTGTTGAAGCTCATCAGGATGTGCTTGACTCATTGAAGCCTTGGTTCGAGTCCATGAAGGACAAGGACTACATTGAGATCAGCCGGGCCATTCAATCGACCGCCCGGAATGATTTGAACTCAACCCAAAAAATGTTGGCCGGGCAAATCATGCTGAAGAGATTGTCGGCGAAAGCGGAGTCGCTTCGTAAGAAGATGGACAAGAAAGATTCCACCGGGCAAATGAAGTTCGACGGGATCGTGGACACTAACAAATTTGATGACGAAGCAATCGATCTGGCGACTTGGATGAGTGAACAGGGCCGGGCGATGGGACGAGCTATAAGCATTCTCCAAGTCTTTGGTCAGCTAAATCCAAGGGCCATGTTTAAATTAGCCAAGGGTCAGTTGAACAAAGCTACCGATCACAAGCTCCGTAAGGAACTTGGAGAGGGAGGTGAACGAATTGTAAGCGAGCTTGACCGGATTATAAAGGTGGCTCAACAGGCGGGGTATGATCAGATCGGGATTGAGTTCTTGAAAAAGAAGGCCCCTAGTTTGATCAAGGCAATCGAGAAACAATTTGCTCCATCTCTTTGGGGGGCCTATCGAAAGGATGCCGTAGGAAAATTGCACAAGCAAATCATGCAAGCCATGTCCCCAACCTCGGAGTCACCGGGGTCCGCACCGCTCGCCCGGTTTACCAACGAACTTGTTAGCGAGCTTGCCAAGCGGATGAATCTTGAGGCGGGAACCGGGCAACGAAAGCTTCGAGCTAAATCAGATATCTTGCGGGATGCCTTGCTGAACCCAGAAAAGTATCGACAAGTCTGGAGAGATTTGGCCCTCAAGCTGAAACAGGATAAGACTTTAAGCGACGAGCAAAAGGCTAAGATCGAAGATTTATTCGGTACGATCCCGACGGACCCGTCCGGCAAGATACTTGACTCGACCATGCAAGAAAGGATGAAACGCTTTGGCGTTCAGATTCAAGAGTTGGTCCGGCAAAGTCCGGATATTAAGCGGACCACGGGCAAGAAACTAGTTGACTCTATCGTGGATGAAATGGGATTGCCCCCGCAGTTAGCCACCAAACTAGCGATCCAACTTCAATCGACTTATCAAAAGAGGATTAGGGAAGTCACCAACAGTCAGCTTGAAACTTTTAAAAAGCAACAACTTGGTGAGAAGGCAAGCCGGAAGATTAAAGGGCTCGAGCAAACTGTAGTGGAACTTGCAAACCTCGGGGCGTTGACCCGCCAAGACTTAACGGAAGCCGTGGCCAAGAAGCTTGGAATCAAGGGAACCTTCAACCGCAAGTTTGCAAACGAACTTCAGCGGTTAGCTTTGCAGATCGAAAAAACTCCGGAAGGATTTCAACGCATCAATAAAGTTCAAGATGTTTTAAATTTAATTCAGAATCAGGCGGGCGATAGTTTGTCCGCTTTACTGTTAGCTATTAGAACCGCCGGGCTTGTGTCAGGAGTCTCTACTCAAGTAGTGAACCTGACCGGAAATACCGCCACGGCGGTCCCCATGTTTATGACTCAAGTTATGCGGTCTGGGTTCAGCCCACAAACTTCCTACTTGATGGCCCGTAATATGTTGTTTGGTCTAGTCAAGGGATCGCAAGAGGCTAAGTCAATCATGCTCACGGGAAGAGGCCGAACGGGGTACGAAATGGAAAAGTATTCGTTTGATCCCATCCTCGAGCGTAAAACTTTACCGGGCGGGAAAATTAATCCGTACAATTATTTAAAATATGTCCATCGATTTATGTCGAGCATGGACGCTATGTTCCGGTTCACAAACATTGAGGGGAAGGCTACCTTTTTGCTTGCTATGGAAGGTAAGAAAAAAGGCTACCGGGGTAAAAGACTTAGACAATATATTGACGAGGGCCTTGGTAATACGGAAGCTTTACGGGAGGGGGCCGAAGCACAAGCAACCCTAGAAGGACTTTCCGGTTTAGACCATCGTCGAAGGACAAACGAAATTCTTGAGTCAAACCGCAACCCGGATATCAAGGAAGAGTCTGAGCAATATGGTTTACGGTCCACCTATCAGAACCGCCCGGAAGGTATCTTGGGGGCGGTGGCAAGTAAGTTTGCACAAGCAAGTTACCCCCAACAATTACCGGGTCAACAGGTACCTCTGTCTCAGCAAGCCCTTGCCGTAACTTCACAATTCTTTGTTCCATTTATTCGAGTGGTTGCCAATGTTCAAAACATGGCATTCGATTATACCCCGGTGGTGGGAGCGGGCCGAGCGGTGTGGCATAAATATGGTGGGGCTCAAGTCAAAGCGGGCGGTAAGAATATTACGGAAGAGCAGTACCAAGATTTAATGGCGAGACAATTGATTGGCTTGGCAATGGCCGGGTCACTCGGTGCTTTATTCTTTAACGAGGAGGAAGACGAGAACAATAGAATGTTCGATGTTACCGGAGCCGGACCAAGAAATTATCAGAAAAGAAAAACTCTGGCCGAATCTGGATGGAAACCCTATACCGTAACATGGATGGGTAAACAACTTGGATATAAGGAAACACCTTTCGGTGGGTTCTTGGCATTCATGGGTGGGATTAAGGACATGAAGAAGTATGAGGACGATCAGTATACCATGGGAAATATTATTAGTGCCGGGACCGTGGCCTACGGGAGGCTGATGTTTGACCAAGCATTCTTCAAGGGAATTGGCGATCTCATCAATGTGTTGTCCTTTGATGAGCAAAGCGGTGACAGGTTTACCCGTTTGTTGTTTTCCTCGCCGGGCCAAGTAGCAGTTCCGAATCTCTTTAATCAAATTGAAGCAATGCTGACCAATGAAAAGTATACCAAGGGTGAGGGAGAGTCAGCCTTGCTTCACGAAATCTTACCATTCTCCCCGGCCCGAGCATTGGGCTTACCTAACCGGGATGTATTCGGCCAACGAGTTCAAAGGTATAACGAAGAGTTCCCCATGAATTTAGTCGCACGGGTGTATGATTCGGATCGGAAGGACCCACTTTTGCAAGAGCTAATCGCTAAGAAGATTATTCCGGTCTCACCAAAGCGAGGGGTCTCGATCCGTGGTGAGGAACTCGACGATGCTCTGTCCGATTTGCACAGAGACCAAGACATTTATGTTTATTCGGAGATCAAAGGAAGACATTTAAAAAATAAGTTACAAGAACTTTTTGAGAAAGACCGGGATGGCCAAACCGGACTTGAAAGATTCCGAGGAATGTCAAGAGAAGACGCTCAAGCCTTTTACAATCAGGTAAATAGCTACGCAAGTGATATAGCAAAGCGTGAAACTAGCCGAATGACTCGACTCGAAATAGTCGAACGGATTAAAAAATTGAAGGCCGAATAATTTTTTTCTTGCATGGCCGTTCCGGTTCTGATGCAATGAACAAATCGCTTTTGCGGTGGCCTTGGATCAAGGGACTTATAATTGCTTGACCTTCCATCGCATGGCGTGTCAACTAATACACGACCCCCCAAAGCTATGCAATATATCAAACGAAAAGGTAGAAACATTTCTGTCCGAACAGTCCTCGAGGTTGACGGACAGGAACACTTCGTTGAGTTATCCCTTGGCACCAAGGATGCTGACGAAGCCCGGCTTCGCACCCCCGCAAAGATCGATGAAGCGTACCGTAGGATACGCAAAAAAACTACGGACCCCGGGTCCGTAGCACGGGTAGAGCCAGAGCTTAAATCATATTACTTAGAATGTCCCTTGTTCAAAGCTAATCACCAAAGCCGTTGCCGGAATTGGGACGCTTTGATTCTTTTGTTAGATGACTTGGGTCTAGATAAATCTATGGCGGTTAACTACTTAGCAGTCCTGACCGCCGGGAAGTCAATCATCCGTCAGCATGAAGAAAAGTTTGGGGATGTAAATCGATTAAGAAAAGTTCGATCCATTTTTAATAAGAACTTCTTACATTATTTGGAAGTTGAAAAGGATATTGACCGGGAAGTGTTTTCGCATCTTGTTGCATACACCCCGGCCCCGGCAAAGGTAAAACCTTTCATGGTTTCCGACGATACCATTGAACAAATTTATAAGAAAGGTATGGCTTGCCGGGAGACTCACCCCGAATACTTCAAAGCTTTTTTACTTGCTTCTTCAGCCGGATTAAGACGCTCGGAAATCTTGCGACTGACATGGGGTTGCCTATTCAAATTCGAGGATCGGGCCTATATAGTTCTTGAACAAACTAAGGCCGGGTATGAGCAGAGAGTAAATATTCCCTTGTCCACTTACGAGGCTTTGACCTCAATGAACACCGGGCACCAAGGTCCACACGAAAAGGTTATCGGTGGCCCCAACCCGACCAAGCTTCTGGACCGTGGGTTCATAAAGTTTTTGCGGGAGGAGATCGGAATTGTTTCCGACAAACCCATGCACTATTTGAGAAAATGTTTGGGTGCCATGCTCGCATCCAAACACGGGATATATGTAGCGAGCAAAACACTACGCCACGCTAGTGTTACAACCACGGAAAAATACTACGCCGACCTTGTGGCTCCGGCGAACGATATAGAAGTCTGTAATTATGGGTGAATCAAATTTAATAGATCGGAACCTTCATATTACGAAGGACGAAAGTAAAGACGAGGCTTGGGTTAATACTAACGGTACCTTTTGGCGAGGGTCTCTGTCACAACTTAGGGAGTTTTTGGAGTTGGATAAAACCAAGGGTGAGGAGCGGACGAATGGCGAGAAAACAGATTGTACTTGCGACTGATCCCGGCGTGAACGGGGCAACCGTGATCCTGTGGGATGACGGTAGAACCCAATCATGGTCTTGGGGAGGAGAAGCGGAGTTCATTAGCCTTTGCGATATGCTCGGGGAATCTTTGGTGGACGGATATTCCATTGAGTGGTTCGTCGAGCAATGCCCGAAGACAACCGGGCGGGGTAGGCCGGAGTCAACCGGGTTCGTCCTCGGTGAAAACTTTGGCTTCGTCAAGGGGGCCATCATGGCCTCGGGCATTCGCATGACCCTTGTCCCACCAAAGAAATGGCAAGCTCATTTTACCGGGCTCACCGGAAAAGAATACAAGGTCAGAAAGCAGATGTGTTGGGAGGAGGCCAAGAGGCTATACCCATCACCATGTAAGGTGACCAAGAAAAATTCAGACGCATACCTAATTTTAGAGTATGCAAAAACAATAACAATACACTAGTATGAATATACAAAAAATAACAGATGATGCTCCAAGGCTAGAAATCTTGGGGTGGAAAATAGAAACGCCCGCTCCTTCCGGGACCTACGCCGGGGTTTGCTTGGATGTGGATACCAATGAAAAGTTCGAGCGAGAGGTTTACGGGAAGCCCGGGATGTACGAAACCATACCCGCCCTACGGATTCTCATCGGGGTCAAGGAAGGTGACACACCATACCTTGTGCAGACGAATGTAATCAAGGCAAGCGGTCACCCAAAGAGTAACTTCTACAACATGGTAGAAAATTGGATCGGGGAATTTCCGATGAACTTCGATCCAAAGTCCTTGATCAATAAACCATGCAACATCGTGATTGAGCAGATGACTTCCGCTCGAGGCACGGTTTACGGTAAGATCAAATCCATTACCGCCATCCCGGCGGGGCTCGAGTCAGCTTGCCCAAGCAAGGATGACTTTAATGATTTGATGGTTAAAGCCGGGGCAAATGTAGGGACCTTGCCCCAACCATCGGCTGATCCTTTGAAGCCTACTCCAACGCCAGAGCCAAAGGTTGAACAAGCCATTGAGCCGAAGCCAGACGCAACCTCCAACGACGAAGATGTCCCGTTCTGATGGCTACCGGAGGACATTGGTATCATGCGGACGGTAGAACCTGTCACGAAGTGGCTAACGCCAAGGGGACCGGGTTCCGTTCGACTACTATAAACGATGCGAGGAAGCTCAAACTTCTTCCAAGTTCAACCGGGGTAACCGGGGTCCTTGATAAGGGCTACTTGAACACTTGGGCAAAGGAACAGGTAGGTCAGTCGGCCTTCAAGCATAGGCCCGTTGACGGGGAGGATGCGGAAGGTTACGCAAAGCGATGCGTCAAGCTTGCTTACGAACAGGTCCGGGAGTCAGCCGAGTTTGGAACCGAGTGCCATGAGGTGCTTGAGAATGTTCTGAACGGTGGTCCCCTCCCGCAAGAGTGGGCACCTTACATTGAACCCGCTCTTGCATGGAAAGAGGAAAGCGGGCTCGAGTTCATAGAACGGGAGAAAGTTGTCGTAAACCTCAAGCAAGGGTATGCGGGAACCATGGACATTGGTGCCCGGGCTTCCAACGGAGCCCCGGCGGTAATCGATTGGAAAACTCGCAAGACTTATCCGAATATTGCCGACGATAAGATCAAGCCGTATGACGGTCAGCTTATGCAGATCGCATCCTACGCCGGAGCCTATTGGGGTGAGGAAAAAGTCAAGGCGGGTGAAGTCTTTGGGGCCAATGCTTATATAAGCTCAACGGAACCGGGCAGATTCGTCGTGATAAAATACACCGGGGAACAGGTCCGGGATGCTTATGAAGCATTCCTACTATGTTGTGCCTTGTGGCGGTATCAAAAGGCTTACGATCCACGGCAATGAAGCTCGTACTGTTGCTATGCCTTTGGGTTATTTTGATGGAGGGATGCTCCACAAAATGCCCGAGGGTAAATTCTTCATGCTCCGACAATGGCCACGGCATTTGTCCATATTGCGGAGTTGAACATTAAACAAAGTGGCCCGGGAGGAGACCAATCCTACCCGGGCCGGAGACCAGAAATATGAATCCATTCTATACAAGAGAACTAGCTCTGTCAACAATCCTACAAAACGAAAAGGTTTACGCAATTGATTGCGAGACCTATTGGGCAAAGGGTTATGACATGAGCAATGGGGTTGACGCTTATGTCAACGACCCACAATTCCAGATGACTGTCTTTTCTTTTTTCAACGAGGAAGAAAAGTATTCCGGGGACCCGATCTTTGCCCCGGTCTCAAAGCTACACGGTGCAATAATCTTTGCACACAATGCACAGTTCGATCAAGCTTGCGTCGAGCGGGCTATCGAGCTTCAACAAATTCCATACTTCAAGCCGAAGCAATGGATATGTACCATGCACATGGCCAAGTTTTTTGGCTACCCGGGTGCCCTCGACAAGGTGGCGAACCATCTACTCGGCCAAGAAATATCAAAGGTCAAGCGGGAGGAGAGCAAGGGGTGGACCAAGGAGCAATGCCTAGCGGACAAGGGCTTCATTCAATACTGTCAGGATGATTCCTCAACGGCGTATTGGATCGGAACCAATCTGTCCATAAGGTATCCGGCGTTCGAGGAAAGAGTCAGCCGACTCACCCGCAAGTTTGCCAAGAACGGGATCGG